TAATTGCATTTTTTATCTTTACATTTATGAAAAAATGGTTCACGGTTATTTTATCGGATCAATACTGATTCGTTTTAATTAGAGAAAGAGAGAAAGATAATGAGTATGATGAAACTACTTGATGAGATAGTCGAAGACTTTGAACAAAGCTTAGACGATTGTAATATCAAAGTTGATAAAGGTTTCAATCTTCGTGAAGAGGTCGAAGGTCTTGAAAGAGAGATTGAAGTAATCAGAGGCCAGATAGAAGATAAAAAGAAAGAGGCTCTTGATCTAGGTTATGCCGAGATAGTAATTGGCACTCCCTCACAATTAGCGCCTACTTCCAAAATGTACATTGAGTTGCACGGGCAGGAAGCATTCGACGCGGTAAAGCGCATCGGTAAAGCGCCAGAAAAGTTTACTTGGATAGACTAATCAATCGGGAGGCTTCGGCCTCCCTTCAACAAAAGAAAGAGAGAAAGATAATGAATAGATCAATATCAACAATAGCAAAAGAAATAAGCGCAACATGGCCTAAAGTAAATTACGCAGCTAAGCCATATCTCGAAGCAATGTATTCCCTCGATAAGATTAGTGATGATTATTACTATGATACTGGCAAAGAGATTGTATTACGTTTTTTATCCAATGCGGGAGGGTGGCGCGGAGATGATGCCAAGCGCATCAAAGCTGAACTAAAGTCCATGATCTAAGCATATCAGAGATGAGCCACGCAGCTGGCTCATCCGTGATGCGCTTGGCATCGGTTAACGAGAGAGGAAGTAAAATGGATAATATGAAAGCAATTGATATAGTTGAAGGCGTTTATGATGACGCCGAAGATCACGAAGTAATTGCCGCATGGCAACATTTAATTGACACTGGTTTAGTGTGGCAGCTGCAAGGCTTCTTTGGTCGCCAAGCTGCAAGGCTAATAGAAGACGGAGTATGCACACCATGATAAGAGAACTAATGAAAGGGATTCTAATATTCCTAATACTATTCGCCGGAATCATTTTACTATACGGAGCTGCGGTACTATGAGATACGAAGAATTTATTAAAAGGCTAACCAAGTTAATGGACAATTATGATAATGATCCTTGGGCAAAAGCTGAGATTAACGGAGTATGTAATTTAATATATGACATTAGAAATATGCTAGAGGAATACAAAATAAAATAACCAATCCCTTGCCCAGGGTTACAGGGCTTTCTTTCTCTTTACACCAGGGACTTGTTCCCTGGTGTTTTGTTTTAAGGGGCGCAGGAAAGGCGCAAGGCGCAGGAAAGAGAGCCGGAAAGGCGCAGGATCGAGGCTCCGGCCTGGGAGCTGCGTTCCTGGGATCATCTAAAATAATTGTGTATAACTTGAAATTTTTATTTGCGTTTAGAACTAAATTGGTATAGGCTTTTTATAGGTTAGCAAGGGGCTAACCATTAACGAAAGAGAGAGTAATATGAAAAAATCATATGTTCAGGAAGCGACCTTAAATATAAAGGTCGATATGGATCTTGGTTTGATGGGTCGATTGATCCAGCGTTATGAAAACGACGAGGGCAAGGTTCTAGATAATTTAAGTTGGGTTGAGAAAGAAGATCTCGCAAATCTCAAGAATGCCAAGAGAGACGCGATATCAGAAGCCGCTCAAGCTTTTGAACGTTTAACCAGAGAAGAAACTTAGGAGGGGAGGGGCGAAAGCCCCTCTATTTTTTATGGAAAATAGAATAGCACAAAAAGATAATGAACTATGCCCCTCAATCCGGTTAACGGAATGTAGTTATCCTGACGGACCTTTAGTCAAAAAATATACTGGCGCAGGGGCTGCTTTAATTTCCTGTAGTGGAAACGATATAATAGATCTGGAGTATCTAAGCGCAGATCCCTACTCAAACCTAAAGTTCTTAATGAAAGCATGGCGAGATAAGCGTCAAGTATTTGTTGGAATGTGTAGCTGCGCAACGTTCTGCGATCCACAGGAAATTATTTTCGCGAAGAAATTTAAGTTTCCAGATCTGATTGATCAGATCGACACAGCCTGTGTCAAAAAACAACTCACAATATTTGCTTAGAGGGGAGGGGCTTTCGCCCCTCTTTTTTTGCCTTTGTCCCTGGGGAATAGTAAAGCTTGGGCAACCAAGCCCAGATTAAAAGGCGCAGGAAAGGCGCAAGATAAAAGGCGCAGGAAAGGCGCAAGATAAAAAATAACTTGTATAAAACTTTAAATTTTAATAAACTGTATCTATCAACTAAAGAAAGAGAGAAAATGAAATCAGCTATCATTTACAACGGGCAAAGCTTATTGGATGGTAAACCGATTGTAGTTATTGCCACCTATTCCAATCGAAATACTAAAACGGGAAAGGTCGTGCAAACTTACATATTGCGCTCGGATATAAACCCATTGGAAGCAAGTAAAACTGGCGCGGATTATTCTATTTGTGGCGACTGTCCAATGCGTGGCGAAGTAACAACAGATCCTAATCGCAAGATTGCCAAAGGTCGAAAGTGTTACGTCAATCTAGGGCAAGGCGTTTTGATTGTATGGAAAGCATACAAGCGCGGAGTTTATCAAACTGGCGACGCGGCAACAATGGGTCGCGGTCGTTTCGTCCGCGTCGGTACATACGGCGACCCCGCCGCAGTCCCGTCTCACGTTTGGGATCAATTGCTTTCCGAGTGTGAAACGTGGACGGCGTACACGCATCAAAAACCATGGCGACCAGATATTGCAATGCAGTCCGCCGATAGTTACGCGGAAGCAGTTATGCATTGGAAGCAAGGTCGTCGGACGTTCCGAGTTGTCGCGGATCTAGGACAAATCGACAAAGCAAACGAAGCACTTTGTCCTGCATCCAAGGAAGCAGGGCGGCGCGTCCAATGTACCGCGTGTAAATTATGCAAGGGATCGAGCCTTGCAAAATCAATTGCCATAGTTGAGCACTAAATCCTGGGGGAGCCAGTGGCTCCCTTTTTTATGGTAAATCTTTTCAAAAAACTTTACCCTCTTTCCATGACAATCCAAGCTGCGGACCTGCAAGGGCGCAGGATCAAGGCGCAAGGCGCAAGACAGGGCGCAGGATCAAGGCGCAAGATGCTCCCACAAGGGCGCAAGGTTCTTGAACCTCGCACCTTCGGTTTCAAAGATACCTTTTTCCAGTAAATCGACCCCTTTTTCACCCTCAAATAAAAATATGTCGCTTGTAGAGAGGTGCTTTACTAAGTAAAAACTTTTACCACCTCGTGCCCAATATGCAGTGTGCCATGCGATTTGATGAGGAGAGATTTTTACTTTGCTGTTTTTCGCTGTTTTGAGTTCAATCCAAAACGCAAACCCATTCCAAACAATATGGACATCGGGAACACCGCCCCCATGTTTGTTTTCTATTCTTGTTGCGAAAGCTTTAGTCGGTAGATTTTTCCGAATTGTGCTCCAAAAGTTCGCCTCTGGACCTCTGCTCATCTGGGGTTATATCCTTTGCTGTTCCATCTATGACAAAGGCTTGAGGGTATTGCTCTTGAAGTCGTGCCAGTCTGGCAACAATCTCATCTCTTGACAGTTGATCCATCGTGTTGATGTTCTCTCTTCTATCGATAGTTAAACCTCCCAATGCAGACCGTATTTTCTCAGCGTTTATTGCCGCAGAAAAATGACCTGCATCTTCAGCGCCCACAGAAAGTTTATGTAATCTTTCCAATTGACCTAACGTGGTCACGCCATACCTTCGCTCTCTCTCTTCTCTTAGTTCTTGGATGTATACCAAAACGTGTGGGTAATCCCTACCGTTCAGTAATCTTGACGCATAATCTTTTGCTTGATCTGGAGAAAATCCAGCTTTTCGTGCGCACTCAGCATTTGAGTATATTCCCTCCACAATGTGCCTAGCAAAAGTTTTCTGTCTGTTTGTCAGTTCTTGTGCCATGTCTGCCTTTCTTTGCCTGATTTGCAAACTATTCCTATATAGGCAGATTTTCCAGAGAAATCAGAAAAACTTTCAAGCAAAATGTTAGCTCTGGGCTGTGTTTACACTTTAACTGTAAACAGCAAGTAGTAAGTGTAAACAGAAATATCTCTTGAAACATTTTATTTATATGACTGTGTTTACAGTATTTACAGTATTTACACCTGATCTAAAT